CATTTGAATCACTAATCCATTCAAATAGCTAGACTATTTATGAGTGCACGACCTAGCAGAATTTAAAGCTTGGCTGGAAGGCTATAGCGCGTCGTTTAAGGACGGAGCCCCCAGCCAAGAATAGTGGGCCGTCATCAGCAAGAAACTGAGCGGTGTTACTGCGCCATTTGCAATGCATCCTTCAATTCCAAAATTACCACCGATTGGTGAACCTTGGCTGGATCGTCCAACGTTGCCGAAAGTTTGGTACGAAACCAAGATTACCAGTGACGACCGCCCAATGATGCAGCCCTGGAATAGCGCCGTCCTTCACGGATAACGTAAAACCACCGGCGCGGTCACCAGCCGCGCCTAACACCACCAACACGAGGAGAAACCCATGCGGGTAACGCTTGACCGAGCGCAACTTGCTCACGCCTTGTCGACAGTGACAAAGGCTGTTGAGGCCAGAACCACAATTCCCATTCTTGGCAACGTGCTCTTGTCCGCGGACAAAGGACAGCTGAGCATCACCGGTACAAATCTTGATCTGGAAATCAGCACCAGCTTGCCGGTTCTGGATAGCCAGGACGGCACTGTCACAGCTGCAGGCAAACTGCTTGCGGACATTGCCAAGCGTGCCACAAGTGACATTAGCTTGGAAGCCGACGGCAATCATCTGGTCGTTAAATCTGGCAAAAGCCGTTTCAAGCTGGATACGCTGCCAGCTGCTGACTTCCCGTCCTTCAATCACGGAAGCTTCGACACCACGATCGACATCGATCTAGCCGCGCTTGTTGGTGCAGTTAACTTTGCTGTCAGCACCGAAGAAACCCGCTATTACCTGAACGGCGTTTTTCTGGAAGCAAAAGACGGCCATATCGTCGCCACGGCAACAGATGGGCATCGCCTTGCGTCGATACGCATTGCGCAGGAAGCCACGTTTGCGCCCGTTATTCTGCCAAACAAGTTGCTGTCCTTGCTGCCGGCCGGCGTTGCGTCAGTTTCGCTATCGTCAAACAAGGTGATGGTCGAGAGCGGCTCGACTGTCATTGTGTCGAAACTCGTCGATGGCACATATCCGGATTACGAGCGAGTCATTCCAAAGCCATCGGAGCGTGTCGCTACGCTGTCGGCTAAAGCACTGCGCGAAGCAGTCGGACGCACGTCAGTTATCGCCAGCGAGCGCGGGCGCGCTGTGCGCTTCTCATTTGCGTCGGATTCTCTGACGTTGAATGTCGATAATCCAGATCGTGGCGACGCAACCGAGGAGATGGAAGTCAACTTCAGCAGCGAGCCGCTGACGATCGGCTTCAACGGCCAGTATGTCACGGACCTCATGAGCGCATTCGGCACCGATGAAGTCACCATGTCGATGGCCGACTCCGGTTCGCCTGCGCTGATCACGTCAGCCGGTCGGCCGGGATACAGGTGTGTAATTATGCCGATGCGGGTGTAGGTGGGGTGATGAAGCAACTGACAGAAACCGCGATTTTCAACGCCGTTGAGTATGCACTGCGGCATGAACCCGTCACGGAAATAGACTTTGACGAAGGCGGGGAATTTGAGATCAAAATTATTGATCCGCATTCCTTGGTGCCTTTTGCGACGTGCTTACTGCGCGAATTGGGGGGGGGTGGAATGACTATAACGCAAAAACGTTTGCGAGAGGTGCTGCATTATAATCCGTGGACGGGGATTTTCACATGGCGGCAGCATCAAGAATTGTCCGCCAACTGGAATGAAAGGTGGGCCAACAAAGTAGCGGGTTCAGTAAATGACCGCGGGTATATTTTGATAAGGGTTGAATACAAGCGCTACCGCGCTCATAGGCTCGCGTACCTTTATTTGAAAAATTACATGCCAGATGAAGTCGATCATATCGATCATTGCCGATGGAATAACGCATTCAGCAATCTCCGGGACGCTAACAGATCTACCAATGGGAAAAATGTATCAATGCATTCCACCAATACTAGTGGAGTTACTGGTGTCCATTGGGATAAAAGAAAGGGCAAGTGGGTCGCTCAAATTACGGTCGATGGGGACGTAAAGTACTTGGGTGGGTATGCCAGTATTGATGCCGCGAAGCGTGTGCGGACAGCAGCCAGTGATAAATATAACTTCCACAATAACCACGGCAAACCGGAATATATGGTTGGTTCGGCTTAATGGTTGCTCTCCCCAAACCTCAATCTACAACCGTCGGCGCTATCTACGCTGCTTACGAGGCCCAGGCGAAATCCTGGGACTCGTGGGGCATCAGCGTGGGCGAGGCGGGCACCGAATGCGACAGGGCGCTTTGGTATGGCTTCAGGTGGGCATCGGTTCACGAAGTCCATAGCGGCCGTCAGCTGCGCTTGTTTGAAACGGGTAACATCGAAGAAGACCGGCTTGTCGCTGATCTGGAGCGCATCGGTGTTGACGTGTACGGGCAGCAAGACAAGATCCGGCTCGTGTCTGGCTTCGTGCGCGGCAAGTGCGACGGCAAAGCAATGAATGTGCCGGAGGCGTTGAAGACAGAACACCTGTTAGAGTTTAAATCGAGCAACGCCAAAGGCTTCGCGCTGATTGTTAAGGATGGATGCCAGAAAGCAAAGCCGTTGCATTATGCGCAGTGCCAACTTGGAATGCATGCCCTCGGTTTGAGCCGATGCCTATATCTGGTGTCGTGCAAGGACAGCGACAGTCTTTATTCTGAGCGTATCGAGTACGATCTGGAATTCTGCCTTCGGCTGGTAGCGCGCTGCGAACGCATCGTGTTTTCAGACATGCCTCCAAGCAAAATTAGCGAAAACTCGGAGTTCTTTGGATGCATGTTCTGCAAGCATCAAGCGGTCTGTCATCAAGATGCACAGCCGCGTGTGAACTGCCGCACATGCCTTCATGCTCAGCCAGAAAGCGGCGGTGATTGCCACATCTCATGCGCGCGATGGGCAAAGCCTTTGTCGATCGACGAACAGCGCGACGGGTGCCCAGCGCATTTGTATCTGCCGGGCCTCGTGAATGGCGAACAGATTGACATCGATGAGGACGCAGAAACGATCACTTATCGCATGAAGTCGGGAGAGGTTTGGGTGGATGGAGAGGGAAGGAAGGCGGCGTGAAATACGATAATGATAATCAGCCAATTCGTTACGGTCCTTGGTTGCCCACTAAGGCGGCGGCACTCGCTGTCGGGGCTACACAATATTTTAATGGTAACCCATGTCTGCGTGGACACGTATCGCCTCGTTTCGCATCTAGCCGCAACTGCGTTGCTTGCAGTTATGAAGATGGTATCAAGTTAAGGACATCCGCAGCAACATCTCAAAGCGTGCGAGATTATATGCGTGTTTATCAAGCAAAAAGGAAAACTGAAGATCCTGAATTCCTAGAGAAAGTTAGGGAGATTGGCCGCGTACACGACGCAAAGCCAGAGCGGCGCAAGAAGCAAAATGAGCGGAAAAAATGGAGAATAGTGAATGAACCTGGATTCCGCGAAAAGGTTAACGATCAAAGTCGGCCAGCAAAAAAATCATGGAAGAAAGCAAACCCAGAAATTGTGAATGCACATTCGAGGACTAGGCGTGCGCGACGGCGTGGAGCTGATGGCGTTCATACAGGGGAAGATATTTTGAGGATCCATGCGGCACAAAAATACAAGTGCGCTGAGTGCGGTGTTTCTACCAAAACAGCTAAGCATGTGGATCACATAATGCCGCTAGCTCTAGGTGGATCAAACTGGCCAGAAAATCTTCAGATCCTGTGCCCTCTATGTAATGACATTAAGGGTGCAAAGCATCCACTTGAATTTGCTAAACAAAATGGACGGCTTTTGTAATGCTTCAACTCAGAGACTACCAACGAGAAAGCATAGACGCACTCTATGAATATTGGGCTAACGGCGGCGGCAACGGATTGATCGTGCTACCGACCGGGGCCGGGAAAGCCCTAGTTATTGCCAAGATCATTGAGGAGTTGCTTGCTCAATACCCAGACATGCGGATCGTCAATGTCACGCATTCGGCGTCATTGGTCGAACAGAACTTCAAGGAGCTCTTGGGCCTCTGCCCGTTTTCGCCTGCTGGCGTTTATTCCGCCAGCCTCAATCGTCGTGACAGTAAGGCACAAGTGCTATTCTGTGGCATTCAGTCGGTTTGGAACAAAGTTAAACAACTAGGCCCGATTGATCTTGTTTTAGTCGACGAGGCGCACGCGATTAGCCGTAACGCTAACACTCAATATGGCAAATTCTTCCGAGATGTGCGTGAGGAAAATCCAGACAGCAGAACGGCTGGCACCACGGCTACCGATTACCGCATGGATTCGGGCCGGCTGACAGATGAAATGGATTCCGACGACGATGTGGACGAGGATAGCAACAAGGTCAGGTTCAAGTTGTTTGACGATGTCGTTTATGAAATCGGCATCGCGGAGTTGATCGAAAATGGTTACCTGACGAAGCTTACCAGCCACAAGACAAGTGCGAAGATAGATCTCAAGGGTGTTGGGTCAAGAGGCGGAGATTACATACCGGGCCAGCTATCGGCCGCCGCTGAGAAGATCATTGAAGACGCTGTCGCGGAAGACATGGTCATGTCTGAGGGCCGACGTGCCGGGCTTTTCTTTAGCACGAGCAAAGAAAACGCACGTCATATTGCCGAGTGCATTCGCAGCCATGGGCGCACTTGTGCCGTCCTAACGAGCGATAACGCTCATCAGACCAAGGAAGTATTTGAGGGATTAAGATCCGGTAAGTACTGGGCAATTTCTTCAGTCTCAATGATCACGACAGGAACAAACTTCCCGTTCGTGGACTTCATCAGCCTGATCTTGTCAACTAAGTCGGCGGGAAAACTCGTGCAGATTTTAGGACGAGGCACACGCAATTCGCCGGGGAAAACCGATTGCTTAATTGCCGATCACGGCAAGAACCTTGCCTATCACGGCCCTATTGACCAAATCAGGCCGAAGGCGCCGGGGAGCGGTGACGGTGAAGCGCCCCGCAAGGTGTGTCCAAGTGAGGAAACGCCGGGATCGGTGCGTGACACCGAAGGCAAGTTCGGATGTGGCGAAACCATTCACGCATCGGCAAAGGTTTGCCATTGTTGCGGATATATTTTCCCTGAAAGCGAAAAGACGTCCATTACTGCTCAAGCAGCTGATGCACCAGTCCTTTCCACCGCCGAAGCAGAATGGCGCAAGGTAACCGGCCGGACGTTTCACTTCCACGAAGGGAAATCTGGAAAGGTTGATAGCGTAAAGGTCAGTTACATAGCTGGTTTTGCGCAGATCAATGATTGGCTTGGGCCTCAACACGAAGGCTTTTTCAAAACTAAAAGTGACCGGTACTGGCGTGCGCATGGCGGTAATACACCGATGCCAAAGACGGTTATGGAATGGCTCGAGCGTCAGCGTGAGCTTCTACCGACTGATGAAATTAGCATCGTCCCGAACGGCAGATATTGGAACGTAAAAGAGGTGAGGGCAGGAACCGTGGCAGATAACGACAACGTGCCTGAGCCAGCAAACCACAATGAACCAAACTGGATGGCAGAAATTGACGATATTATCCCATTTTGAGGCTTGCACCGACTGACGACCCCACCACAATAAGCATTACCCGGCCTTACCAGCCAACCACACGAGGAGAAAACATGAAGAATATTGGCACAGATACATACGACCCGTACAACGCCAGATCCACAGCGCAGGCCGGACACAACAACCCGCCGACCTCTGCATACGAGACGATCAAGCAGGAAATTGAAGACCTGTTCGCAGAAGCTAAAAATTTCGCGGACGGCGAAGCCATCGATAGTCAGGCACTCGCCGACGCTGTTACTGAACTGCACGACAAGTTGAATGATGCTGGAAAGCGTGCCGATGAGGTTCGCAAGGACGAAGCGAAGCCACACGATGACGCCAAGGCCGAAATCCAGACGCGCTACAACAAGCTGATCGGCAACACCAAGACGTCAGGCAAGGGCAAAGTCGTTCTCGGCAAGGAAGTGCTGCAGGGGCTGCTGACCCCATGGCGCAATAAGGTTGCCGCCGAAAAAGAAGCTGCAGCTAAAGCCGCGCGGGAGGAAGCTGACCGCGTCATTCGTGAAGCACAAGAAGCCATACAGGCGAGCAAGGGTAATCTGGAAGCGCGCGAGCAGGCCGAGGAACTGGTTAAGGAAGCGAAACAGGCTGACCGCTGGGCGAAGCGTGAAGACAAGGCGGCCACGACTGGCACTGGTCTTCGCTCGGTATGGCATTGTGATCTGGTAGACGAAGGCGTCGCTTTAGATTGGGCATATGGCCGTGCGCCAGAGCGTTTCAAAGCTGTTGTGCAGGCAATGGCAGAGGAAACAGTACGCGCCGGTATGCGTCAGGTGCCGGGGTTTAATGTGCGTGAGGAGAGGGTGGCGCGGTGATGGCGGTTACCTCTGTCATTTAGACCAGTCAAATAAGGCATACCAACCGATAAGTGCTTTCGGTGGAATACCCATAACTCTTATGCGCTTGCCGAGTTCAGCGCCAGCAAAGAGTGGTCCATTGCCAAAGTCATATGTACCATCATCAGCTAAATTCTTTTCAATTTCGAAAAGTGCAGCACTAATGGCATATGATGTTGCGACGACAACGTTCCAATCATGAGTGTGGCTGGATCTATCTTTCGCAGCACTTTCTGCATCACGGCGTACCGCTGAAATCATCGAACCCAACATTGGGCTTATGTGATGGAGTTGCGGCAAATAATAAGGAAGTGTTGGCAAATAGTCCGATACAATTAGGGGAATGGAGTACTGTGTCCGGATCTTCCTCATCTCTATAGAGAGTTCTCTAAACTCATCTGAGACGATGGAGCATGCGATTGTGGACGACCTAAATTGCGCTTTATTTGCTGCCCTTTCCGCTGATTTAGTTGAAGCGGATGCCGCTAACAAAACAAAACCGCCACCGATGATAGCGGCGAGACCAGCTATCAACGTTTGATAAGGTCCAACCCATTTCAGCAAAAGTACCCATCTCACCCCTTCAATATAACGACTGAAACAAGCGCCACTCAGAAACATTCCGCATGTGCTTTCATAGTGCCAAGCAATAAAGGCCAGAAGCGCCCAAGTAGATACAATGCCAATCGCCCAAGATTTCCACTTTTCCATCAGGGCCCCGCGCCAAAGAAGAATCGATAACCACTTATAGCAACCACCCCGCCAGCCACCAACTGGCGGGTTACCACACACGAGGAGAGAATATGTCTTACGCAGAGTTGTTGGCGCGTAAAAGCGCCGACGCGCCACTGCGAGGCCTATCGTCTATTCCGTCATTGCATGAAGGCATGTTTGCTTATCAGCGTGACGTAACCGAGTTTTTACTCGGTGTAGGCGGAGGTGCCGCGTTCCTAGATACAGGGCTTGGGAAAAGCTTTGTCGCATTAGAATGGGCGAGGGTGGTCTCGGAGCAGGTCGGAAAGCCCGTTTTAATGCTCGCACCGCTCGCTGTTGCATCGCAGCACGTCAGAGAGGCGCAGAAATTCGGATACGAAGACGCGCGAGTTGTTCGTTCGCAAGATGATGTTGGGCCGGGCATCAACGTCACTAACTACGCCAAAATAGACCATTTCGACCCCAGCGAGTTTGCAGGTGTGGTGCTTGATGAGTCCAGCGTCATCAAGAATTTCACCGGCCAGACAACCCGCAAAATGATTGCGATGTGGAAAGACATGCCATTTCGTTTGGCATGTACCGCAACACCGGCTCCGAATGACCACATGGAATTGGGCCAGCATTCGCAGTTCTTGGGGGTGATGAATTCAAACGAGATGCTGACGCGATGGTTTATCGCCGATCAAACGAATATGGGCCGCTATCGTCTCAAGGGACACGCCGTAAAACCATATTGGAGTTGGGTTGCTAGCTGGGCCAGATGTATTTCAAAGCCCTCTGATCTTGGTTATTCCGACGATGGTTTCGGATTGCCGCCTTTGGAGACATTTCGACACGAAATCAGGGCCGACCTCAGTGTCGACGCGGGGGAGTTGCTGTTTCGTATTCCCGATACGAGCGCAACAGCCATTCATAAAGAGAAGCGCCTAACTGCCAACGCCCGAGCTGAGGCGATCGCCGATCAGGTGAATTCAGAGCGCTCCGAGCCTTGGGTTGTGTGGTGCGACACTGATTATGAAGCTGATGCTTTGACTAGCCGTATTCCCGATGCGGTCGAGGTTCGTGGCTCGATGGCCGACAAGGTTAAAGAAGATCGATTGGTTGGTTTCAGCGAAGGAAATATCCGCGTAATCGTTAGTAAGCCGTCAATTGCCGGCTTTGGCTTGAACTGGCAGCACTGCGCGAGGATGGCATTTGTCGGACTGTCGTTTAGCTACGAGGCATATTACCAGGCTGTGCGTCGCTGCTACAGATTTGGGCAGAAACGTCCAGTTCATGTGCACATTGCGCTAGCAGATACCGAACGAGCGATCTGGGACACAATCAATCGCAAGAGCGGCGATCACGAGCAAATGAAGCGCGAGATGTACTCAGCGATGAGTCGAGCGCATCAGAAGCGCCAAGTCAAAATCAACTATCAGCCAACCACGCCTGTAAACTTGCCCGATTGGGTGAAGGGAGCTTCAGCATGACCTATGTCCTAGACCAAGCAGCCGGCGACAAATGGGCGGCTTACAATGCAGATTGCGTGCCATTCACACAGGGTCTGCCTGATGCGTCGGTGGATTTCAGTGTTTACTCCCCGCCGTTCTCTTCGCTCTACATCTATTCAGAGAGTGTAGCAGACATGGGAAACTGTGCGACTGACGATGAGTTCTTTGAGCAATACCGCTACTTGGTGCGCGAAAAGCTCCGCGTGACACGGCCGGGACGCCTCACTGCAATCCATGTCAAAGATCTAGGTCGTGCACTCATAAATAGTCTAGCTATTTGAATGGATTAGTGATTCAAATG